AGTATATCTGTCCTACACTTGTTGTATTAGCTATTACGTTAAGATATGATGCTAAGTTAGCTGCTGCACCTAAGCCTAATCTTGCGAATTGCGGTGCTGCTGCTGTGTGTATATCTTGAGGTAAAGTTAAAGTAGGATTCCCTGCTACACCATCTCCATTAGTAACCGTAACTCTATTAGCTGTTCCTGTAATAGTTCTACCAGTAAAAGTATCTGCTGCTGTTTGTGTAAGTATTCCGTTAGTGTTATAAGCCGCTAATGCAGTTAATGTAGCATCACTTGCTTGTTTACCGTTTAACTGTGTCTGTATAGTGCTTGTAGTACCCTTTACATAGCTTAATTCTGTTAAATCTGGATATGATGCTGTTGGTAAACTTTTAATGTTTTTACTACCATCAAAAGAAGCTATTGTGTTTATTGTTTCACTACTAACAACAATAGCAGGTGTTGTAACTGTTCCTGTAAAAGTAGGAGATGCGATGTTAGCTTTTAAGTCTATGTTTGTTTTTACTAAGTTATTAGTAGGGTATTTAATAGCTGATGTATCTAATACTACATCTTCTTTATTAGCTTGGTTTTCTGGTGTATAACCTAAAGCATCTTGTTTACCATTAAATGTAGTCCAATTAGCAGAACTTAAAGCACCCCTATTACTACTTGATGCAGTTGGTAAGTTAAATGTATGCGTATCAACTGTGCTGTCGATATTAAAATCTGTTCCTGTGGTTCCAACTGCTAAGTATTGAGTGTTTGCAGTTAATCCATTTAAAGAAGTTACGCCACCTGAGAATGTAGTAATAATCTCACATAAAGTGTTGTCCTCTGTATGTAATGTTACTGTTCTTCCTCCTGAATTATTAACAACATATACCCTAACAGCCAATCTATCAGTAACTAATAAAGCTGTATTAGGTATTGCTAATGATGTTAAATATAAATCAGTTGTATTGCCACCATCTAAAACCTCTGGATTAGTTGACCCACTCGATATTAATGTAAATGTAGTACCATCATATTTTAATAAATCAATATAAAACTCTGGATTACCACCTACAGATGAAACGCTAAAAAACATTTCAAAATTCCATGCACCTCCCGGTATTTGTATTCTATTTGGATTACCTACATCTGTTAAGAATTGAGCTATTAATCCATTACCTGCTAATGAAAAGTTAGTACCAATTCCTATAACAGCCTCATTATCCATTTGTTTATATCCCGCAACAGATGAATTAACACTACCATTAAGATAATAAACAACAGATGAACCACCTGAACTACCAGTAGGCAATGTAGCTAATTGTCCATCTCCTCTGATATATTGAGAAGCTGTTCCTGCTGCGGTTACAGCTAAAGTACCATCAGCAATTAACGGGCTATTCGCAACGTTAAAAGCTACAGGCATTGTTAATCCAACGGAGTTTAATGCACCTCCTCCTGATGTTTTCTCTATTAAATCTACATCAGCTATACCATCTTTATACCAATATTCTGAATTATTAATATTTACTGTTAATCCCTTGTATCTAATAGCACTTAGCAATAACGAGTTAGCCTCAGTAGTACTTACGTAAGGAACTAATCCATTATAATATTTATCATCAATAGGTTTTTGTTGACCAACTCTTATGCTATCACTTAAATTTATTGCCATATCTTATGAGTTTCTTAGTTCTATTGGATTTGCTTGTGTTATTAATCCCGGTGATACGTGTATTTTATATGAAACTCCTGACCAATATGATTCAGGAGAATTACAACTTAATGTTGTTTGAGCTCCAAATACTCCTCCCGGTATGCTGCCATTATCCAAAGCATTTACATACCATACTGATTTAGTTGTTGATGTTGATGGATATGCTACTGCTAAGTATTCACCTCCTGCTGCAAAAGGTATTGTTATTGTACCATTTGAGTCTGCAACAACCTTAGTAGTGCTTCCTGCCGCTATTGCTGCTTGCATAGAAGAAGCTGTTATTGGTGAGCTTGACTTATAATAAAAGTAAGGATATAAACCAGTAAACGAAGTTGATTGACTTGCTGATGTTCCTGATGGATATGGAGTTAAGTAATTAACATTCTTACTATCTTTTGGTTGAGGTCCTGTTAAATAAGATACAGTTGCAGAGAATGTATTACTACCATTTAATACTGTATAACTACTAACCGCTAAAGTATTACCTGCTTGTGTCGTACCGTTTATTGTATAGCTTGATGAAGCTCCTGCTCTAAAATCCTGAAATAAAGAAGGATTCCATATACCACCACTTAATGCACCTACTATTTGCCCTCTATTATAATTAAAGGTTAATGTAAATGAAGTTACAGTTACACCAGTTTCTCTTAGCCCTGCGTTATTTCCTAAACTAAATGTAGGATTTACAAACGTAGGGAAGAAAGTTGTAGTTAGAAGTAGCTCAGCTAACTCTTGTATATTAGTTCCTGCTGGCACAACATCTCCTGCATCTATACCACCAACAGTTAAGTCTGCTGTTATATTACTTGTTGTTTCATTGCCGCCTGTCCCAATTGGTACTCCATTTAATGTAGGCTGCTGCTTAAAATCAAATACTCCCGTTGTTTTAGCCCAAGTTAAATCATCTCGCTCTCCTGTTCCTTCGTAAAAGTGAAGAAATTCATTATCAATAACCCCTGTTCTAATTGCAAAATCAGATTCATTTTCAGATAAAATACTTCTATTTCTAAAATAAAATCTTGCACCATACGTTTCTAATTGAGTATTTATTTTAAGTAAATTAGTTATTGGGCTACCTCCATTTATTATCTGTTGACCAGTAAAGGTATTACCTCCATCTAACTTGGCTTTTGAGTCTAATACTGCTAATAAAGCATCATTATCATAAGGGCTACCTAATATATCATTGAAATAAACTACTAATCCTGTTATAGGGTTATTAGATATAGGGGTGAGCAAACTCTCGTCAATAGTTACAGGCGTATTATTTATAGGTGTAATGCAATCTAACTTCTTATATATCTCAAGAGTAGTAGGGTCATCAATACCTAAACCCTTTTCCATTTGGTACTCAATAGCTTCTATTAAGAAATAAGCATATTCAGTTTTATTTGAAGTACAATCATCAGAGCTAATTCCAAATACATAAGAATCAACATACTTATCCATTAAATTAGCAAAGTATAATTTAGATTGCTGTAATTTTGCTTGTAAATCTATTGCCATTTGCTTCTTATATTATATTTATTGGTTGTATAAGCGTATTGTCTAATGTTGGGTCACCTGAGTAAACACCTATTTTATACATCATTTTCTTATATAAAGTCATGCAAGTTGCATCATCTGTGTATATTTCCATGTCAAATAGGAATCTTATAGCTTCTATTGTGTAAAATAATTCATCAATCCTACATGAGGTAGAAGCTTTTACTGTATATAATTCCATCTCACTATCAACTAAGCCATCCATTAATGTAGAAAAATACTTCTCTGCATTTACAATACTTGTTTCTAATTGGATTGTACTAGGCATTTTGATTGGCTTCACATATTACTGTACCTGCATCTAATTGCTTTTGAGCTAATACTGCATTTGAATATGTAGCAAATATCTCTGCTGCCTTAATGTATTCTAATAATTTAACTTTATCACTTTCTGCTGAGTTCTCACAATTACAGTTATCATTACAACCGCAATCTGTTTCTGCTACTAACTCAGAGAAACATAACTTTAAAAAACAAGTAGATAGTATGCTATTGGTTTTACTGAAATCAGGAATAGGCGTTACGTTACCTATTAGATATAATTCTAATTTAGCACTTACCCATTGGTCACTTGTTAAGTCATGCTCTACAACAAGGTCAGAACCAGTCATTATTTGAGTATCAACTAAAGCGTCAACTGAATTATAAAACTTGAATACACGAGTTACAAATGATGCTGTTGTATATGATGAATCATTAGTTACATAATTAGATGTATCTGTGAATGTTTGTACTTTACAATCCGCACTTTGACTAACAGAAAATGATGCTGAAAAAATTGCCATAATAATTATATTTTTAACAAAGATAAGAAATATTGATAGTAGATTTTATTACACAAAAAAACCCTCCAACCTGAATTAACAGATGAAGGGTCGTTATTATTATTATATAAGGTTATATCTTATTTGAATCTTTAGAAGCAATAAATCCAATACCTGCTGTTATTACTACTATAGCATCAACCCAATTAGTTTTACCCATTAGAACAGAAGCTATTGCTCCTCCTACCATAACCCATCCTATTAAAGATGTTTTCCAGCTATTACCTATTAGCTTACTCATTATACGTGAGATACTGTAGCGTTATAAAGAGCAACATCATTAGGACACTCACAATAAATAGCAAGAGTATCTCCATTAGCTGATGCTGAGAATATTTCACTTAACGTTAAAACTTGTAGTGGATGAACTGTAGCTGTATCTGAAAAAGCAATAGTAGCTGTAACAGCAGTATTAACAGTTGCTCCGTTACCTAATATCCAAGCACTAATAGTTGTATCGTATATCTCTACTGATGTAGGGTCTATATCCCAATTATATGCTCCAGTAAAAGTAACTGTCTTAGCAACTTTATCATAAGCGGTAGTAACTGAGTTACCTAATCCAATTTTAATTCTCATATCGTTGATTTATTTTAATATACAAAGATAATTATTATTTCTTTGTTGATTTACCACTCTGACCGTTTCTACTACGATTCGTTCCTTTAGCTTCTAACACCATTGTACCATCTTTCTTGTGACTACGATCTTTACCCATAGCGGTCATCTTGCCATAAGTACCTGCTTTTTTATTTGCAGTATTTAATTCAGCTCTATATTTCTTCCTCTCAGGAGTAGCTGAATACTTTGTATCATAAGCTATCTTCTTTTTGCGTCTAGCCTCTGACATATTCAAACTATCATAAGATGGGTGCTTCCCTGCTAATTTATTTTTTTTGCTTACTTCCATTTTTATCCTACTAATATTTTCTCTAACATTAATTGTTGAAACTTATCTTTAGATAATCCTTCACCTGCTGCACATATATCTCCATAGAATCCAATAGACTCTATTTGTATAGCTATAAACTCTTGTGTTTTAGTGAATGTCATAGCGTCTTTAGATACAATTTCTGATGCAAAGCTTGAATACATTTCACCTAATGATGTTTCCATATCCATAGCAAACTCAATAACTTCTGATAAACTTCCAAATTCACTTTCTGGAGTCTCTATGTAGGTGAGCTCAGGTACACATCCTAAATCTAATACATACTTCTGCCATTTCTCAGAATGTTTCTTCTCATCATCACTTTCCTCTAAGAAAAAAGCATGAGCCTTTAAGTAACCATTATCTTGACACCAATTAGCAATAGCAGAATAAGCATACATTGCTTTTAATTCTTCTCCTATTAATTCATTTATTTTAGACTCTACTTTGTCTGATAGTAATTTATTCTTTTTCATGTTGTTTTACTATTATTTTTTAACTTTATCTAATACTTCTGTTTTAAATCTTCTTTTTCCTGCTGCCAATCCATTTTCATATGCTATTTTGTATCCAGCAACTTCTTGTTCTAAGTAATCGGGTTTATTATTGTTAATATTAAATGGAGCTCTCTTCTTAATTCTTTTTAATCTCTCCTCTCCAACTATTCTCTGAAGGTCTGCTGTTTGTTGTGGCGTTAATTTAATCTTAAACTCACTTCTACTTTCTTCTACTATATCAGATACGCTAGATGGTATTACTGATCTATCACCAGTTTTCTTGTATAAAAGAAATACTCTATAAGTGTCTTTATCTTGTAATAATTGTTGACTTCTAAATATATCTATAATATGATAAACATAAGGATTCTCTCCTTTTGGGGTTTGTAGTATTTTCTTACCAAACATATCATATCTTACAGGTAAATCTTCAGTATCGCCATATAAATTCTTAACCGTATTAGCTATATTCTTTACTTGGTCATCATCAAATGTATTTGTCATGTATTCATTTGAGGCTTTTAAGGTTTGAACAACGGTATTAGGTATAGCTAATCCTGTAGTGAATGTTTTAACCCATTGAGAAGACCATCTATCATAATCATTTTTAGAAACCGCATCTAATATAGCACTAGTACCCTGAACAAAACCTTGGTCTAACATATATTTAGCACTAGCAGGTAAATTTTCAGTAACTGCATTACCTAATTCTTCATTAGCATCCCAAGCAGTACTATAAAAAGGTTTACCTTCTGCTGTTTTAACCTTGCTTTGTTTTTCACCTTCTTTTTCTCTTTGTTTATATCCCTCTGTAACAACACCTAATTGAGCACCTAACAATCCTAATGGCATATATGATATTGCCACATCTCCTTGTTTAAATGTAGGGTCACCTCCAGATAGTAATCTTTTTAATCCAGATATATTTATTTGATTAGGGCCAAATGTTTGAAACATAAAATCTCTTTCTTTTTTGTCTTTATCAGGAACACCTCCACTAGTTAATCCATATTTAACCAACATAACAGCAGACATTAATACTACTTGAGCCACGATAGCCTCTCCTAAATATCCTGTGATTTTATGTTGAGATTCAGATATTTTCTTGTTTTTTATATCTACATTTTTTTCTTTACGATATTCAAGTATTTTACCAAATTCTATTCCTGCCTGCCCTAATGGAACTATAGGGTTAGATAATCTAAACGCCATTACGGCTGCGTTAATAGGTGTTTTTAAGAAAGGAACTACTAATCCTCTTGTTATAAATTTACCTAATGATTTTAAACCTGCCGTAGCTTTTGAATCTGATGGAGTATCAAATGAAGCTATTCCCTTATTTATTAAATTATAAAATAATGTTTTATTCTGCAAAGTAGATCTATCACCATAATCCTCAGCAATAGCTAATGACTCTTTATCTGGATTAAGGATAAATCTATCTAAATCTTTTCCTTTTAAATTAAATTTAGTAATACCTATCTCTACTAATTTGTAAGTCTTAGCCATTTGATTTCTAGGTAAATCACCATAAGGTAATAATCTTAAGGCTAAGTTAGCTGTAGCTCCCGGAATACCTTCTAATAAATCAGTTAAAACTCCCGGAGCAGTAATTTGCTTCTTACCGCTTAATGTTTGCCATAAACTTTTCCAAGCTTCTACAGGTTTTAATCTACCAGATACATCATATTTACTTATTTCTTTAGCTGTAGCTCCTCTTAATAAAGACCTATTAGCAGCTTTAAGACCACTAAAAGCAGCCTTACCGGATAATCTCATTACATCTGGATTAAAACCGCTAATTCTTGTTCTTGGCGTTGACTTTAATGTAGATATAACTAAATCTAATAAGTTAGCTACTTCATTAGATGAAAACTTATTACCATATTGAACTATGTTTGCTGTAATGTTTACAATTAAAGATTTTAAGGTTAGTAAATTACCTTGTGTAACAGCAATCATCTTATCAATTAAACCCTTAAAAGTTTTAGGTTTAAGTTTATCTAAATAATCATTAAACAACCTTACTGAATTTTCTAACTCTATATCAGCTTTACCTAAATCTTTTTGTGTTTTATTTGTTAAATCTTTTGTATGATTTTCTAATGCTTGTTTAGCTGATTCAGTTTTGATTTTAATATCCTCATATAGTTTTGTTATATCTGCTTTTTGAGCATCCGTAATTTGTACACCATACTTCTTAAGCATATCCTTCTCAATAAGAGATAAGAATCCTTTTACTGTAGATGATTTTAATTGACCGTATTGTCTTAATAATTGAGCAAATACTGTAGATGACTTAGATATTATATTAAATACTCTTTCAGCACCATCTAAATCTCCTTCTGCTTCATACTTATTAAGTAAATCAATAGCAGCCAATACACCTACATTTCCTTCTTTATTTAATTCATCAGTTACATTTTCTAATTTAGCTACAATAGAAATTTTGTCGTCTTTAGACATTTCATCTAATGAAGCTTGAATATCTTCGTAGTTTTGTTTTTGATATACCGCATCTATTTTTTCTGCAATAGTTCTTAACTTAGGAGATAAGCCTTCATCAGCAGCTATTCTTGTAGGTAATTTTCTAATTCCTTTACCTAATGATTTTGCTGATTGTTTAAATATATCTCTTGCATTATCTTCAGGTACATCATAACCTAAATCTTGTTTTAATCTTTCTGCAAAGTCTTTAAAGTTAACAATACCATCTTCAACATATGTAGCTCCTAACTTAATTAAATCAGGTATCATATCTAAATTAAATCCAGACATTGCTTGAGCACCTTTCACTCTAAGTTTCCTTAATAACTCTTGTCTTCTTTTTTCTATATCTTTTCTCTTAGCTTCTGATGGAGTTTCTACTTCACCCTCTACTTCTAATTCTTCGGATATAGGAGGGGCTGATACCGTTTCTTCTTGCTTAGGTAAGTTTTTAGCTACCTCAGGATTATCTTGTATGAATTGCTTAAATTGCTCAGGAGTAGATAGCTTCTGTACATCTTGTATTAATCTATTCTTAGACGCTTCACTCTTAGCTCTTTTAAGCTTGTTCTGAGCATCTGTTAATTCTTTAGTAGACACTTCAGTAGTTGCTTGTTTTTGTGATGGAGCTTCTTTTACTAATTCAGGATTAAATATTACTATATTTTGGATGTCTTGTTTTAAAGTTTTTAAATTAGTATCATAAAATCTAACACCACCATAACCTTCTTTTTCAAGTTCTTTAAATACTTTTTGTATATCTGAATCTGACAAAGATGAACTAAAATATTTATCTATTAATTCAAATACATTTAAATCATTTACATCCCATCCTTCTTCTTTTGATTCTAAACCTAATCTATTAATTATTTCATAAATTTTTTCTTCTGTAGCAATAGCATTATTATTTATTTTAAAAGAAGATACTTTACCTTTATTTTCTTTTGTATATTCTTTTGCTTGTTCTTTGTTTTCACTTACAAATAATGGATTATTTTTACTAGCAACTGAAATGCTTTTTACATTGCCTCCATGATGAACATCTATTACTTCAGTAGTTGCTTGTTTAGCTTCTGCTCTTATTAAAGGAGTGATTAACTTATCGTATATCTTTTGTCTTTCAGCTTTATCTTTAGGATTATCCATAGCAGCATATTCTGCTTGCTCTTGTTCTCTTAGTTGTTCTACTGTTTGTTGAGGAGGAGCTTGTGTTATGGTTTCTACTTTAGGAGCTAACAAATCTTCTACTGCTTTTACTAATTCTGGATTACTACTATCTGCTTTTGATTTATGGTAAGCTTCAGATAATTCTTTAGAAGTAGATTTTGATTTATCTCTGTAAATATGAGCAATGCTGGTATATGTATATAAATTTTTCTTTAAAGAGTATTCTCTTGGTTTTGACCCCCATTCTTCAACTTCAATAACTTTACCATCTCCTATATATGTTGCATAATGAACAACTCTTCCCTTATCTCCAAAAGCAATAATGTCACCTTCCTTGAGTGTATTTTCTAAATCACTTAAATCATTTAAATCTAAATTTTCATAATCAACATCATATGGAACTTCTTTGAATTTAGATTTAAAATCTTTATTATTAACAAGTCTTGTACAAAATGCATCACAATTTAAGTATTCATTTTTTTCTGAAATACGTTTTGCTTTATCTATTATATTTAATGCGTTTATTTTACCTATTTCTTTTTCATTTTTAATAGGAACTTCCTCCAACGCATTAGCTGTACTCTCTACATCTTTTAATGCAGGAGTTACTTCTTCTGCCTTGACACCTTCTTCGGTAACGCCTTCAACTTCTGGTTGGGGTTTTCCTTGCTCCACTTCTTCGCCAACTCTGGCTTCTGGCTGTACAGGTACTTGACCTGCTGTTTCGATTTGAATGGCATCTTGTATTTTTGTTTCTAAGTTTTCTACTTGCTTTGATATTGTTTCTTTTAAAGATTCTGATATATTTTCATTCTGTAGTATTGCTTTTTTTTCATTTAATTCTACTACTTGTTTAGCTAATAAATCTTGTGATTCTTTTGGCAATTCATCTATAGCACTTCTTTCATTATTTAAAATAGCATCTTGTTGGTTTTTATTTTTAACCAATTCATTTACAACTATTTCTTTACTTTTAGCATCTAATTGACCGCTTTTTAAATCTTTTAATAATTCATTAGATTTATTTATTATATTAGCTACCTCTTCTATATTTTTTGGCAATACCAATCTACCTATAATAGCACCTCCAGTACTTCCTGAAACTCCTTGTAAGTAACTTTCTAATCCTTCTTCAGAAAACATAGAGTCAACCGCTGCCTTTGTTGCTTGCTCTGCTGTACCACCTTTTGCTATTGTTGTATTTGCTTTATCTAATCCTGTCTGCAACCACTCCGTAACTCCTTCTTTATTTGTTTCAAGCCCAAATAATGTAGACTTTTTTAACAAAGAGCCAGTAAGCTTACTCATTATTGCTTTTTGCATACCTTTTAGACCTATATATTCTAATGCGGTGCTTAAGCTACCTATAAATACTGGCACAGCGGTATCATCTTCTTTTCTTTTATAAAGATCTTCTACAGTTATTCCTTTTGATTTAGCTTTTGTATCGTTATAATCGTATAAACTTTGTCCAATTACCTGAAAAGGTATTGATATTCCACCTGTGATTGCTGCTGGTATGGCAGTTGACGCCATATTAATTACCGTACCCGCAAGTGCTGATACTAAATTACCGCCTTCTGGATTTTTAAATGAATCTATTAAACCTAATGTTTCTTTAAATTGACCTTGTAATTGCGTTAAGGATTCTAATGATTGTTGCTGAACTTCTTCTACTGTTTGACCACTTGTCATAGCAAACCCAGTTTCGGGTGAGTATGTTATCATTGGTAAACTTGCTAAATAATTTCCAATAGATTTAGGAAATGCTTTTTCAAAGTATTCTGATTTAAGTAAATTAACTTGTGGAACTATAGCCTTAACACTTGGCAGAAAATTATTAAGACTATTTTGCAAACTTTCAGAAGCAGTTGTTATACCATCATTAGCTTGTTTTAACAACTCATCTTTTTCTCTTTTGGTTGCTATTGTTGGGTCTTCATAATATAATTGAGATGCCTCTTTATTTGCAGATTTTAATTTTTGTATGCCTAATGTAATATCAAAAGAAGGCTTAATAGGTTTAACATAAGACTCTTCTCCTTTAGGAGTTAATACAGATGGTTTTTCTAATTTAGGCTTAACTATTCCACTTAGGTCTGTCATTCCACCAAGTTCTGATTGCTTGGAAGTAGGAGTAGAGCTTACTACAGGTTGTCCTTTTTTTTTTAATCCAAATTTATTTTTAAAATCACTAGCATAAGATATTACATCATCATTTGACGCACCGCCAGCTAACATTTTTTTTATATTGCTATCTAATTGATTTCTTTTATTATCATCTAGACTCAATTGTTCTTCTTGCATCTTTTGTTATTTAAAAATTGGATTTCCGTTTTTATCTATACCTACGTAGGTCTTTTTTGCGGTGGGCTTTGTTGATTGAGTTTTCGTGTCTGCTATTTTATTAACACGAACATTACCTCCCACACGTTGAGATTGCAAAGACTCATTAGGTATCTTCTTACCAAAGTACCTATTCATGATAACATTAATAGTTTTATATGGGTCACCTTTAGTGAAATCTATTCTTTGACTAATTGCACCTATAAGATTACCTTCATCATCATAGGATTTTGGAGCATCAATTTGCATACCTATAACCTTACCTTTAGTTGTCAACCATTTAACTTTAGAATTAACAGGTAAAGAAGATTTTAACGACTCAAATACTGTTTGGTCTTTATTTTCAACTAATGATTTAATATTACCAACTCTTTCTTTTAATAATTTAGCTTGCTCTATTTCTGATTGAGGAGCTTTTGGTTCTGATGGTATTCTACTAAATTTATCGTAAGAAGAGTAAGCATCAGCACCTTTCCTAGTTACATAATCTTTTACAATCATACCAGTTAAATCGTCATCAGAAGGCTGTCCTACTGCATTTGGATTATCTAACTTATATTTGGACTTTAAATAAAACTTTGTAGCATCACTACTATTAATAAGCTCTTTGGCGTAGTTATATACTAATTGAGGATTAATAGTTCTTTGCATCCTCTGTAAATTACCTGATACTTGTAATTTATTATCTTTAATATCTTGTCCAGCTCCTTTATCAACAAATGATTCTATATTATCTATAGCCTTAACGTATGACGCTTGGTCTGGTCTTCTTTGGTATGTGGTATTATTAATTACACCTTTACCTTTACCTACAGCATTTATATAAGAACTAGATAACAAATCTTTTACTTCATTCCTTGATAAATCATCATAATCTTCAGGATTAGCCACCATATCCTTGAATAAATCTCCGCCTGCTTGTCTAAAGTATTTAGCTCCGTTAACGTATTCTAATTGCTGCTCAAAACTTTTATCTACTTCAGCCTTTATCATCGCTCTTTCTTGAGGAGTTTTTGCTTGATTAGCTTTACTGTATAATTGCCTGATTTCATCTTGATAAGTATTTAGCTGCTTAACGTCTTCAGGATGTAATCCATTTCCTAATGTTTTAGTAGACGCAACAGTTCCCGCTAAATCTTTTAAAAATTCATCATTTATTTTTTGATTTGCTATTGCTTGTCTTTGTAAATTTGCTTGGTCGGCAGCTACTTGTTTAGCGTATTGATTTGCTAATCCACTTGTATCAAATACTTGGGCTTCCCCTATTCCTATTCCACTTCTAATTGCCATTATTCAAATATAGTTATTTTAATTGATAAAATGAAATGAGGTTATTAGTACCTTATTTGCGTAATTGGATTTGTACTAATAGGACTTACATTCTCTCTTTGATATGAAGCATTAGCCCCACTCATTGCAGACATACCTGTGCTACCTATACTTCTTAAGCCTCCTGCAATATTCTGCATACCCGCCCCTTTTAAAGCGTTAGCTGCATTTATTTTATCCATATAAGATTGTTGAGCGTATTGTTGTTGAGCTAACTTCTGTCCTGCCATTTCTCTCCTTGCCCCCATAGCTCCTAATATGTTTTGTCTACGAGCAGCAGCGTTAGCTACATCTAAACTCATTCCTGCTTCTTGTTGTCCTCTTGCTAATCCTTGTATTGCAGCAAATGGATTACTCATTCTACTTAATTGTCTTAAGCCTGTTTGAGAACCTCTTTGTATATTTGTTTGAGCTTGGTTATATTGCTCTGATGGCATACCTGTCTTAGCTAAGTTTTCAGCTATACCTACATTTTTAGCATATTCTTCAGGTACAACATAACCGGGGTCTTTAAGGCTTTTAAGTTGTTTATTAGCCTTACCTTTTTGTAGCAAACCAGACACACCTTGTAATATACCAGAACCTGCTGCTATAGCGCCACCTACTCCTATTGTTGCAAAACTCATAATATTTCTTTTTTATTTTGTTCTTGTTGTAAAATATTTTTATAATCTTTATTAATATCAGTTCCAGTTATAAGATTTACGTGAGGCTCTAATATCTTACTTTCTATATCACTTACTATCGATTCTATTTCCTCATCGCTTAAATCATTAAACTCTGTTTTCATATTAGGAATAGGATGATATGTTGTCCAAATACAATCTTCTAATATATATAATACTCTTCTTGTACCTGCCTTTGTTATGCCTGTGTAAGGAGCTACTATATGTTCCCAATCACCGCTATCTATTAATACAGCAGCAGCACCTAATGATACTGTGTAAGGATGATCTGTTATGTGGATTTTACTTGTTATCAGAGAGTCTTTAGGCATAAATATTTGCCTTATATACATACCATCTGTAAACCTATGAACTAAAGGGAAATCAATAACATTGCCCTCACTAAGCATTACAGATTCTAATTCGTCAATCCTATTATCATTTACCCTTTGTATCATTAATAGTATTTATCTTACAAATTTAAGTAAATTTAAATACTTATTTTATTCCTTGATAAGAAGGTATTGCTCTTACGTCTACTGATAGTAAATTGATTTTAGAGGAGCTTGAGTTAGACAATCTTAACTTAAGCCAATTACCCTTTAAGTCTTCTCCTTCTAATAAACCTCCCGGGCTTGTGTCATCTCTCAATAGACTACTAAACCATACACCCTCTTTCTTTTCGAAATCACCAGCTATTAAGCTTGAGTGCTGTGGCGTTGATACAGTCGATATGCTGGTAGTTATATCAGGAGCAGTCCAAACACTATCTCCTTGTTGTAACACGCCTAAGAACGACTTAATTTGCTTAGGAGAGCTATTGTATGTTAATTGTACGATTGATGGATATGTAGCACCATAGAATGAATTATATGTAGCATTTACATTGTGCTCCCACATACCACCATTTTTAAAGCTAAAGTATTTATTGAATATATACCCTGCCATTTCTGGTATGAATGAATAGAATGATGTCCACACATTAGTGTTCTCATTAAATGCAATAGTTTCAGATGTTCCTGTTCCTGTTACATAGTTAATAGTTAATAAGTATTCATCATTTCTTGGGTCGTAGCTTCCTAATAACTTAACATTAGTTACACTTCTTGCGGCGCTTAGTGTTTTAGTGAAGTAGCTATCCATCCCTTTAGAACTTATAGGCTCTAATCCTCCTGATAACTTAAGTACAAATCCTCTGTTAGGGTCTGCAAAATACATAGTACCTGCAAATCTTGCAAATGATTCAGGGTTTAATCCTATACCGTAATCTCCTACATAGTATCTAATCTTGTTGAGGAGCTTAGTTGATATTGCTACGTTAGCTGTATTACCTGCGCCTTGGTCTTCAATGATACTTTGCATGATTGGTATATAACCAGTCTTAAGTTCTTGAAAACATATTAGATAGTTATCTCTTACTGCTAACTTCTGTATTGAACCGTTTACTCTATCGTATGTATCAAAAGCATCTCCATAGAACCTGCTCAAGCCATTTATATTTGTATTGGGTACATAAGTATCACTATATCTTATATCTGTTGGTAGGTTAAGTTGTTTAGCTTGTGGAGCAAAGATGTTCGCTCTGCCATTAGAACTATAGTCAGATTTGTAGAAGTCACTAAAATTAGGGTCTTCAACTCCAACTCCTATACTTGTTGTGAATAATCTTGTTTTATTGTAAATATCTCCAGATGTAAAATCACCTGTTAAAACACTATGCGTTCCTGCTGTACAATTATACTGCTCTCCAAACTCATAAAAGAATTGTTCTGTAGATGCGTTTGACCTAGTTTTTGGTGTGTATATTTCTAATAAACTATCTCCAATTACTGCTGTTGTTGTTAGTGTATCTTTTTTATTTATAGTTAAAACTCCTGTTGTAGAATTGTAGGCTATAACTTCTACATCATAACCAGTTACCCAAGTAGTACTGTTTTTATGAATAGTACATCTGTCTCCTTTACTCCAATCATAAGCTAATATACTCGCCTTGTTTAGCGTGTTGTAAGCATTTAGATTTAATGTTAAATCATAATAAGCAGGATTAGCGGGATTGGCAGCTACTGTTGTAAATGCAGAATAAAGAAATTCAAGATGTGTCAACTGCTCTGTTCTTACCCATTGGTATTTAGTTGCCCAAGCAGGAGCAGAACTAGTTATAGTCCAAGTTATTTTAGGAACTTTACCTTCTGTTTTACCCCAAGAATTAGTGCTTACTACGAAGTTATTAAAGTTTGTTTGTACATAAGAGCTTCTATTGAAATCATCATAATACACTAAGCCAAATTGATATTTAGAATTTGTTTTATATGATGGTCTAGAATCAGATGATGTGCTTAATACAATTTCAATACCTAAATCAAAAACATTTCCAACTTGACTAAAACTTATAGATAGAGAATTAGCGTCTATAATTGTATATCCATTGTATTCGTAATAATTATCAACATCTGTTAGCTTTGTCGCATATTCAACATATTCACCAAAAGCATCCGCAGTTGCAATTAGATTGTTATTAACTATCGCAGAAAATGAACCAGTATAAGAAACTAAGTCAACACGCCAAGCAAAGTTTATAACATCTCCTGTTAATGGGTTTCCTGACAGAATACCTCCTGCACCAGTATCTACAAATGTAAATCTAGATTCCGTTGAACCTACATAAGTCACAGCAAACGTAGCCTCTGGAACTATATTATCATATCCCTCTGTATTGTTTCCTAATAACAAAACATTGCCGTTAGCTATTTCTAATGCTTTAGATTTTAAAGGAACATAGTCATACGCTAAATCTGTTTCTAATACATCTACTGATTGGTATAGACCATCGTTATAGAACTTGAATTGACAAGTATTAGTAAGTGTATTAGGAGCAAAATCAGGTGTTAATGGTGAGCTTAGTATTTGACTTCTATCAATAGTTAATATGTCAAACCAATCCGTAGTATTTACATTAGTAGACACCCCTTTTACTTGTGCTGCTAACTGTATTGTTTTAACAAACTTACTTCCGTAATTAAAATATAATAATATATGATTGTTTAAGTAAGTAAATACATTTGATGTTTGCTCTAATACTGGTAGCGGAACTGTTCCACATGAACTCCAAGCACTTCTACTTCCATCTTCGTAAACATATAAGTATCTGAATTGGAATAACTGCTCCTTTAATCTATTGCCTTTGGTTGACAATGCAGGGTCATCCCCATAACTAGCTACTATTAACTGCTGTGGTGGAGCTTTTGCTAAACAAATACTATTTGTATCTGTATAGTAAGTTCCTGTTTTAGCTTTAGTAATATCAATTCCTTTTGGCTGTGTGTTACCATCAGTCCAATAAAGTAAATTATTAGCAACTATACCTGCTCCATTTATTAAATTGAAAGCAGTAAACTCTAAAGGCACAGGATTGGTTAAACTTGTAGGGTCTGATTTTAATACCTTAGATAAAACATTGGGCGTTACGCTTGTGTCTAACTCAGTAATTAAATGGTAGCCTAAAGAGTTGTATATAAAAGAATATATCTTACCTGTAGATTCATTTGAATAAGTACCTATACATTTATTATCTCCTGTTCCATGTAGAAACGTATTTGTAACTAATGTATTCCCTTTTAAATTACTTATTACTCCATCAGAAAACTCTAATCTATCTGTATTACGAATATTTAATGCGTAATCCCAGTCATTAGGCTTTATAAAGTTATCATCAACATCTTGATTAAGACCTCCCCCTGCAAATAGTTTACTTTCAATCATTATTACGCTCTTGGTGCTAATTTGTTAGTAATTCTTTGTATATCTTCAAAATCAGACATTACAATCTTATTAATACGCATCTTAGATTTTAATCTTTCTGATTTGTATTCTGCTTTGTATTCTCTTATTATTCCTTGTCCGTATTTCTTTGGAGCATCTAATGCGCTCTTCCATCTAACGTAGGCTAGGAGAGCTTCTGAAGCCCTTGTATCTACCATGTAATCATTAGCATCACAATCCATTCCATCGCTTAAATACTCAAGCAAAACCTTATCATATTGGAAAGCTGAACCTAATACTATTACACCACACTCTTCATCTAATTTATAGTCACCTAAGTTCTGACCTCCTCCACCTATACCAAATAAATTGTATGATTGGTTTGCTATAAAGAAGTTATAATATACATAAGGGTAACTATAAGGAACTGATGGGTTTGTTATTGTGGTTAACTTTGGCACACCTTCAAATCTCGCATCCTTAAGAACGTGAGCGTCATTATATGTAGATAGTTGATTATTTAATCTTAAAGTAACAACTTCTCCTTTTTCATTTATAACCCCTACTTTAGAGTAAGAAATAAAATCATCTGGTAGCGTTACGGTTTTATTAGGGTTTACATCAATTAACTTAGTTGAGAATGTTCCTACTATATCTGTATTAAATTCTCTAATGCCTCTAACACCAATATTGTATAACCTTCTAAATTCATGTGAACCAGAATCCTTGCTGTCTATTAATTCAGCCACTATTTGTTTCAATCCAATCTTACTCATTATTGTACGTTATTTATTGAATCTCCATCATTTGTTAAATCTTGTGACAAGCGTGACATTGACAATAATCTGTTTATTACTTTATCTATAATCTCACTCTCGTAGTTCTTAGGTATATTAAGTTGAGCATCTAATATAGCTCCACTTGGTAATGCACCTGCCATCTTAATTGTTACTAAAGAAAATTGGAAGTTCTCAGGATTGTCAAAATAAAGCCTTCCTGCTTCTATGTAATAAAATATAACACCCTTAATAGGTCTTAGAAATGCTTGTGCAAATCTATCCTTATTACGCATTGGTATAAATGTCTTGTTAGTCTTAGTGTTTAGTGATACTGATACTATCTCTTGGTTATTAGGGAGAGCAGTTGGTACAGCAGGTAATACGCAATACTTTTCTTTGCTTATAGCATCTAATGCAACAGCAACACTTTTATACGTTGATATAAAACTATCATTAATATAAGTTATCTCACCACCATTAGAGTTTTCAAAAGCGTTCTTACGAGCCATTACAGCTACCTCTTGGGCAACCATAGACGCTATGTGACGCAAAGAATATTGACTATCGTCATTCCTTACACCCTTATAGTAGGTAGTTAATATCTGTTCAGAAATATATCCGTATGTAGTGAATCCCATTATTATAATCCAGTTTGAGTTTTAATATTAGCAAATTGAGATACTTCCTGATCTTTAAGATTAACCCCAATATAACTTAACGCTATATACATAACCTCATTCATATCTACATCACTCCATAAAGGCTGTACAGAAAGTAGTGGGTCATAAACATATCTACCACTAACTGTAGTAAATGCCCAAACCATATTAGTAGGTTTTTTAAGATATATAACCGAAGCAGAAGCTAATGTCTTAGGGTAAAATTGTAATTTAGTTCTTAGTTGAGCGTATATAGGAAATTCAGTATCTGGAGCATCGTAATAGCTAGATAAATTATTAGCCACCCTATCTTGCTCCACCCTTGTAATTTCATACTCTTTCCCGCTAACCTCTTTAGTTACTGCAACCATTTGAATCATATCCGTAGGTGTTGTGCATTGACCATTTGCGTCTATTGTAACAGTAGTCTTATCTGATAAGAATGGACTTAAGCTATTGCTTATTTTCTCTGTTACAGCGTAAGATATTTTTGGAACAGGTCTGTCGTACCTATAATCGTTTTGATTGCCGTACAGCTTATTAAAATACTGAATTTGGGCTCTATTTATAAGCAAGTTAAACTCAGATGGAGTAACATACCCACCAGCATTGCTTTTCTTTACAATAAAGTTAATGAATTTATATACTTCGTCTATAGTCATATTAATACAAAGATACTTATTATTTAAAAAGCTTTTTACATAGTAAAGCCCCGCCTACTAAAAGACGAGGGCTAAACATACAAAAGAAAGGAAATCAAGGAAGCCCTTACATCTTCTTCAATTGCTCAAACAATTTAATTGCTTCATCGTCATTTTGCATAACTAACTTAGCAACGTCTTGAGCAAGGTCAGCTCCTTTAGGGGCATCCATTATAACCTTTCGTGACTCAGTCCATACAAGTTTACCTTCTATAGCCGAAGTCGATATAATATTTTCTGTTATCGCTTTGTGAACCTTAAAAGCAATCTCGTTCTTAGGGTCTACAAAATACTTTAAGAAATATTTAGGATTAGACTTCGCCTTCATGATGAAATCTTTTCTTACAGCTCTTGGTGAGCCTTCAACATTTAATCCTAATACAAACGCAAATGGCAACATCTCGTCATCACTACATTCTTTAGCAATCTTTAATGCTTCGTATTCTAAATCTAAATTATCTAAAGCATTGTTTAAGTCAGCGTCTAAATCAATTAATCTATATACTGGCTTTGAATTTACTTTTTTATACTTCTTACCTTCAAATGTGTCTAAAGATTTTAATGCTGTTAACTTATTAACTTCGTAGCCTCTAACTTTTAGTTGACCATTAATAAATATAATCTCTTCGTAATCTTCAAAACCATTAGGCTCTAAACCATCTTGTTCATCTACCCAAATAGTATCTACTCCTTTTAAGCATCTCCATCTCTTGTTCTTTCCAGTTTCATCATCTACTGTAATTCCTTCTGAGGGTAACTGATACATTGGTGGGTAAGGAGGTTTATCCATTCGCCCGCTTTCATTATCTACAGGCTTGTATTTTTCCCAACTTTGAGTTAATACAAAATGATGTATCTTGTTTACATCTTCTTCTATTTGATTAATCTCTTCTTTTACTTTTTTAGCTCCAAAATTAGGATTACCTTTTTTCTTTGTTTCTAATACCTCTTGTTCCATTTTATTTTCCTTTTGTAATTATAATTATTTTTCTTCTTCTTCCTTATTATTATTAAAATAAAGGGATGAGTATTTCACCCACCCCTTTAAGTATTAAAACTAGCTACCTTTTACAATAGCGTATTGATTAGCACCCATTACCTGAACACCAAAGTAACCAACTTGAGAAACAGTTAATTCCATTTTAGCAGAGGTTGGAACTTTTGCTAAACCACCTGTTTCAGCGATTTGAACTTTCTGTCCGTTACCTAAGATGTCTTGGTATCTAATGTTAAATCTTGGCACTACGTTACGAGTTTTAGCATCTACTTGAGTTCCTTTTGGAATTAACAATCCGAAATCAGAACGAGTTGTTCCAGTTGCAGAAGAACCATAGAAAGCAGACTCAGAGAATGGTAAATAACGAGTGAAGTTGAACTTACGTTGGTAAGGAGCAAATGACTTAAAGCCACGAGCTAAATCCAAGTTAGCAGCATCTTGATTTTGTGCGTAAATAACAGCTCCGTTATTGAAATCATTACCCAAAGAGTTTTGAATTGCAATATGTTGCTTAGTATCACATAACCAATCGTACTCTTGTGGAGCACCTTGAGAATCTAATTGACGTTCAACGTTAGCGAAAGTAGTTTGAGCTCCGAAAGAACCGTAACCAATGTTTAAACCATTAGCTTGAGTTTCTTGGATAACACCTTTAGAACCGGACTCATCATAACCTAAGTTGTCAGTTAAGTTAGAATCCATCAACATCAATTCTTTTTGTAACAAGAACTTTTTGTTGTCATCAGCTAATTGCTTATACTTGTAATATCTCTGACCATCATATTCAAAATCAATAGCTTCACTTAAGTTCAAATCTGTGAATTTAGAATCGATACGGATTTGAGTACAGAAGTTATTAACTCTGTCAATAGTTTGGATAGTAGTTGCAGTATAATCAGATGCTTCACCTACATACTTGTAACCTCTACCTTGTAACTCATCACCAATTAAAACTGCTGCGCTTTGAGAAGCAATTACAGGAACAATAGTCATTGTGTGAGCATTTGGAGTAGACTTGTTTACAGCAGTAACACGAGCTTCAACACCTGTTCTTGCGTTGTAAACGATTAATCCAATCTCAGGTAAAGACTTAGTGCCAGAAGCATAAGTGTCAGCAGCAATAATTGGAACTACGACTGCAGCCGAAGCAGCACCAGAAACGGTAGCGCCTGAAGTTACAAAAGACATTTGTCTGCCTTTTGATTCGTAATGGTAAAACAATTTGTTGTCAGTAGACATTGTGTTACCTGCAAGTTCGTTCATCATTACATAAGGAACGAATTGAAACTTGTCAATAAATTCTTTGTACGCTCTTGGTACAACGATGTTTAATTCTGAAATTAAAGTTCCGGCTCTGGTTGCAGCAGCCGAACTAAAAGCACTAGGAGTAGTTGCCATGTTTTTTTAAAATTTTAATTGTTTAATTTTTTTGTTTATTATAAATCTAATACATAATTACCGAATCCGTAAGGGTCATTTCCGCCTTTAGCATCAAACGTTCTATTGTTATCACTAAGATTAATATTTTTGATATCTCTACCAATTATATCCATCTTTGCTGATTCCTTAGCTTGTGTCCATCCAGACTTGAACATTTTTTCAGAGTTTTCAAGAATATACACATCCTCGGTAATCTTCTTTACATCTGCTGTTCCATCTGGCTTAACCCAACCTCGTTTAACTAAATAATCCTCAGCATTAAATTCTTTCATTTTCTGAACCATTTCTTTTTGCTCGTCTGCCGTTACTTTATAGGAAACTTCCTCGTCACCTAATTTAAACTTGAACTCACTAATAGTCGGTACATCACGTTCTACAGACTCTAGCCATTGTTTCTGCAAATACTGTACTTGCTCGTCACTTAGACCTTTCTGTTGCTCCGTTGCGTCTACTGAAGACTTATTGTTATCAAAGCTCGCCTCTGATGATTTTGGTAATTGAATATTATTTTTTATTTCTTCTAACTCAGCTCTTCTTTCGATAGCATCTCTTTTTAAGAGCTTATGAGCTTTTTCAATCTGCTTATTCCAAAGTAAAGCTTCTTTATATTCTTCAGGATATATATCCTTGTCAATTTCTTCTATGTTTACTTTCTCTTCAAATAAAGCAGAACCATATTTCTGTTCTAATTCAAATTCAATATCATCTGTGTCCCAATTAGGGTTTTCTGAAGAAATGATTCCTGATACAATATCTACATCATTAATTTCGTTGTAGTTTGTTCTTTTTAAAGAGAGATATTCAAAAATCTCATCTTCACTCATTCCGCTATTTAAAAGATTAATATCTTCTTTAGCGTTAATTACATCTTCAGTTGTATCAACTACAGTATCTGCAATTACTTGTTCTTGTTCTTGTTCTTGAGGTATAACCGCTTCGTCTGTAACTATGTTGTTATCTTCTACAATAACTTCATCATTAATTACATCTTCTACAACTACAGCTTCTTCTAATTGCTCTTCTACAATTGGCTCTGAATTATAATTATCAGAGATAACATCCTCCCAAGAGTTTACCTTGTTTACTTCTGCCATGATTTTTTCTTCCTTCTTTCTTTTTGTGTTACAAAATTAATTATTAATTCTATACTATTTTAAGCCTCTGGTTGTTATTCCATCTGCTCTTAGAATAATAATATTAATTTTATTTAACCCTTACTTTCATAGGTTTTGTTATTTTAGTTAAAGTTCCTAAATTCTTACCGCTTGTAGACATAAAAGGTGTTTTTTCTCTTTTTTCTCCAGTTTTCTTATTTATAGAAACTTGTTTTGTTAAACCTGTAATTGTAGATTTTGTTGTCATTTTTTTTTCTTGCTTTGCCATGTTTTTTAATTTTAAATTATTTGTTAATATGATTTTATTTAATTTTATTATTACTATTGTTCTTGCATTTCTTCTCCATCTTCCATTGGAGCTTCTTCGCCACCGCCTTGCTGCATTTGCATTTGTTGTTGTTGAGCTTGCATTTGCATTTCTTGCTCTTGAGCCATTGCTTGTTCTTGTTGCTCTCTAAGTTCTTCCATTATCAACTGCTTTTGAGTTTGTACTACTGCCTCAATTCCATCAAATATAAACGATGGCATCTCTTCAATAGACTTACCTTGCTCTAACAGTTTTTCTAATGTTTTTACTCTAAGTATATTATAGTATTTAAGAGTTTCTCTTTCTTTATCGTTTTCTAACTCTTCTTCGTATTGTTGTAATTTGAATTGTGCTTTAGCTTGCTCTAACTGCATTTCGCCTTGTGACTTTGCTTGTGCTGCTTGTACTGCTTGTTGCATTTGCATTTGGCTATTCTGTTGAGCTTCTTCCATTCTTAACTTTCTACGCTTCTTTTGCGCAGATACTAAATAGTAATTAGCTGCTTTAGGATTATTTAATAACCTTATTTGAATAGCGTCTTCTAATTCTATGCTTTGTTGAGCTAATGCTTGTTGTATGTTTGCTTCTAACTGTTGTTTTTCTGCTGCATCAATAGTAGCTTCTATCTTGACATCAAAGTTTGTAGTTTCAAAACCATTCTCAGCTTCTAACTTAATATACTCAACTCTATCTTCTCCTAAAGCATATTTATATCCTTCATATCCTTTTTTACCAAATACTAAAATATCCCATAACCTCATTTGAGTTAACCTTGCTGTTCTCTCGTATATGTTTAAGTAGCCATTATATATATAGTTAATCGAACTTTCACCGATTTGCCTAGCAGAATCTAACACTTTTGCACCTACTGCTTGGTTTGATATAGCTCCTTGATCTAAAGAGTTAGAACCAATCATTCTTTCTAGCTTAGCTAATTCAAAGTTATATAGTTCTATAAATGCGTTTAACTTAGCTGTAAATGGAACGTTCAAAGGAGTAATAGGAGGTCTTGTATTTCCTTCCATATCATCTACTTGTCCTTTGTAGAATATAACACCTGTTTGCTTATAGATTCTAATTAATTCTATTGGTTGTAATGAGCCTTTACCGTTTCCTAAGTCTACATCTGCTAATCCTGCAATATCTACGGTATATCCATCTGGTGCTGCTTGTGCTACTATCTTCTGCATTTGAAGGTGAGCTAACTGCATTTGCTTAATAGATGGTATCATTGTTTCTATAATAGGCTTATTTGTCATCCTATTATTGTTATACATATACAAACAGTAAGGAAGCAATACATCTTGTAAATCTGATTGAGATTTTATTTGATTATTAGCAACCTTCCATTGTAACATCTTATTAGTGTCACAAATCCATGCTCCTTGATACTCTACATAGTAAGGCTTAGAAGAAACATATTCTTTACCTTCTTTTGTTTTATTTGTTTTATCTAATATTGTTTTACCAAATCTATCTTGATTCTTTTCGTACTTTAGATTATATAAAGTTTTAAAAGACATATTAAGAACAGGTACTCTAAATGAGTCATAAGGTCTTGCGAAAGCATTTGCATATTGGTAGTTCCACGTGAAAGCCCAAGATGCAGGGTTTCCGTATTTACTTGATGAGTTCTTAGCTAAGTTGAATAATTCTTCTTCGCTGTACTTATCAGGGTACATTAATCTAACATCTGCTATTGGTGTATAAACAATCTCACCAATCCATTCAATGTCTTTAAAGTCATTACGCTCACTATAAGATACAATAAGGTTGTAAGCATTTACTTTTCTTACTCTTATTCTTCCGTTAGCATCTATGAAGGTTTTAGTTCCTGAGATTCCAAACGTAATTAAATCATCTAATATAGCGTCTTTTACTTCTGACCAATCATTATCATACATTACAAGGTCAATACCTTGCTCCATCATTACCTCTTCACGTTGCTTATAATTGAATCCGTAGTAAACTTCATTCTCATCATTATCTTCTGGAGTAAAAGCATTAGGGTCTTCTAATTGAATACCTGATTCTTCTTGCAGTTGAGCAATCTTATCTTTGTATTCCATCCTGAATTGAGATTCCATTTTCTCTTTATTCTTTTTGGAAACGCTAATAGGGTCTACTGCATTACACTTAATCTTTTCAATACGTTGATTAAATCTATCTTTTATTCTGTTTATTATAGGTATAGCTATAGGTAGCGGAGTGAAGTCTAAGTTAGAATAAGGCTGTTGACCATTAATATCTAAATAGTCTAAAAACTCTTGCATAGGCTGTTGACCTGTAGCATAAGACTTATTATAGTCAAACCTTACTTGTCTTTGTTTTTGAGAAACACCACCATAACCATTTAACCATTGGCTATAGGCAACTTTCATTATTTTTAAACCGTATTCCTCACTATCTTTTGAGGCATCATTTGCCAACGGGGAAGGAAAGCCAAAGTATGAGTCGTTTGCCATTAATATCTTTTATCTTTATATAAATTATTTACAAAATTAACCATTTTAATACTTGCTTTTTTAACGACCTCCCATACCTTGTATAGGTTGAGCATATTTCATGAATACTAACTTAGTAGTCTTGTCCTCTGCTTTAACGTTTTCAGTACCCGCTAACAGACTCATTCCAAAAGCTACAGTATCATCATACTTAGTTCTTTTGATGTGCTTATACGCTATTAAATCCTCTATCAGCTCTATAAAGTATATCTTGTTACAATGCAACTCTATATAGTCGAATATAGTATCAAAATGTTTCTGAAGAGCAAATGGATCTTTAGATGGTGTACCGTATTTTGTTTTCTTGTTTTTTCTGTTAGGGTCTATGGTTGATTTAGGTCGCCACATTACAAAGTTCTTATACCCTGCATTTACAAAGTACTCGTAGTAATCATCAACATCACTTTCATAGTTAGCCTTACATCCGTAATATTCACACATCATTATTATCTGGTCGTGAAATATAGATTTTAATGGAGGTCTATCTGCATATCTACATACTACTAAACCACTATCTTCAGGGTCATCTGTATCATGCTTTCTATACACATACGCTACACCGTTAGAGCCTTGTTCTCCTGTAATAATAGTAGAAGCGAATGGATCAATACCAATAGCAAAAGAATATGTGTTAGAAGGCTTCTTTATGCCGTTCTCGATGATGAATTTATTTGACTCTGATTGGTTCTTAAAATCCCAACACATTTGGAACTTTCCTTTAGGGTCGTTTCTCCATGTTACAGTACCATCAGGCTTTCTATAGAACGTTACTTTATTAACTAATCCTTTAGGAGCATATTCTTTTAAATAGGTGAGCTGGTCACTTAAATTAATAGAATTGAAATGACATAAACTTGCATCTGTTTGAAATGCTTCTTCTACGGTTAATGGTAGCTTACGTTTCTCTGATGCCAATTGTCTATCATCTAATCCTACTCTGTTTCTAAGTATATAACCAGTAGCTAAATCTTTTCTTGAATAACCATAATCATCTATAAATGCAACTCCTGTAATATCGTCTTCTCCATAGTAACCCATGTTTGCAGGATTGAAATACCTCCACAAACCACTTTGAGTTTTATTGCTTTCTAATTTGTTTTGAGGGTCTGACTTATCCCAAATGTTTTTATATTGTACAGAGGCAGTAAATGAATCACCATCTTCTACAGTTGTAGTTAATAATGCTTTACCTATAATCCTAGACCCATTGAGTAGACAAAATCGTACAACGTTCCAGCATTCCTCAACATCCACGTTTTCAGCCTTTGCAGCTTCATCAAATATATATGTTTTAAGTTTTTGACCATCATAAGCTGTTTTAATTGTTGCAGCAAAATCAATCCATGAATTGAGTGCTACTGAATATTCTTTCTTTTGTGTTTTAGTACTTCTTTTTGAAGGCTCAAAGAACCTTAACGATGACTTAGGATTTGATTCACCCTCGTCAATAGGTTTTAGGAATGTAGGCATCCTTTGCCATCTTTGAACTAATTTAGAATACAATCCTTTAGCATCATCTAATGTTTTAGATTGAATACCACAATGTGAGAATTGATTTAATATAGTTCTTAAGTATGCTATGATAATAGACACCTCTCCTTTCCCCCATCGTCTTGGCGTAGTTAAACATAAACCAAAACAGTTAGGGTCTTTCTCTGCTGCATCCCAAACGTAAAAGAAATCTCTTTGACTGTCTGTAAACAATGGCTTCTCACCATCTATTATCATGTAGTTTAAGAAAGCGTAGTGATAACCTGTTACATATTCTAAATTACCAAAGTTAAAGAAGAAATAACCATTTTTAATTCTGTTATACTCTCTTACTGCAATATCACCTTGAGCCTCGTCATCTAAATCATCGTAATCTTTATCTTGCTCTATGTAGTAGAACTTTTGTTTTTCTTTGGGTTTATCGTAATTATCTATTTGCCTGAATAGGGGAGGCTGTGGTAGTTCAACTTGAACCTCTCCACACATCCTTTTCCTTTCAAACTTATCTAATGCTTCTTCTATTAATTCTTTATCAATCGCCATTTAAACTTTTTCGTATGTTAATTCAAAGATATCAGGTTTGTATGGGTAAAACTCACCTTTAACACCTTTGATAATGTAATCACCTACTCCTGCAATATGTTCTCCTTCGAGTGTTTTTATTATTAAACCGCCTTCAACTTTTGACCAATCTATGTAAAAGTTGACACCTGAAGCAGTCATATAATCTGCATCATCCCCACCTAAGAAATTAAACATTTCTCTATGGTTTTCCCCATTCCATTGTACCGCCTCAATCTCTACTGGTTTTTTTCTGTATTTCATAATTTTTATTTTATATACCTCTTATCAAATCTTCAGGTCTTTTTACTATCTTCTTAGGTTTTACTTCTTCTTCTACTGCGTCTGTGGTGAGCTGAGCAAGTAGTTTAAACTTATCCATCTTATCTACAAGCTTCATTACTTTATCAATCATCTTATCATCCTTATCGTCATTTATATATGTTCCTTGCTTACCTTCTCTAATTAATGAGATGTCATTTGCAAAGTCACCTGCTATACCTGATAATTGAAATAACAATCTTTTAGCACCATCATTCTTAAATGTAGCTAATTCAAATTCTAAACTAACTACATATTGTAGCTGATCACTTTTTAATCCTTTTAAATCTGGCTTAGTCATTTTGTTTTTAGTTTTTCAGATTCTTCCTTTATCCTTTTCATTATATTCTTTCCTTTGTAAGATAGGTAGTATTGGTTTAACGATGTTTTTAATACATCAATATATTCTAATCTTCTACAGTTGTTTAAGCTTGTCATACTAAACGTATCACCAAAGAAACTCTTGTAGTCAGCTATTGATAAGTATTTAAAGTTTGAAGTATATACTATATACATGAAATCATTAAACTTAATATTACTTTCCTTCGCTATCTTCATCATTGTAGGAAGAAAGTAAAGGGTAGATAATAAATCCCCCTTTTCTAACGCAGACCTCCTTACTTTCTTTGCAGCTACTTCTACAGATTGTTCCCTTACTTTCCTCTGCTGTACTGCATACCTTACTTGATTGCTTTTGTATTTTAGCCACCTTCTTGCTTGTATTTGTCTATTCTTCCTTGCAAGCAACTCCCTCTTTGATTTCTTCAACTCAGCTATCTCTACATCTAATCCTTTTATTACCTTCCTATAATATGGGATTACAACATTCCTGAGATAAGTTGATGGTTTTCCTTTTGTATTTAAGTCTATATCCCTTCCTACAAATGGTATATATTCTATATCATCAATAGATTTAGGTAACACTTTCTTAGCCATAAATTCCCGCTATGAAGTTATATTCAATCTTAACCATTTTTTTATTATTGTAATTAATAATATATTGAAAGTCATCTTGAGTGAATATCCTATCCCCTACTTGTATCTCATCTGTATTTGATGGCTTATGTGTAATATCTAATACCAATGCTTTAGGCTTATCTCCTGTAGATGACAAATAAATACCACTTGCAGACTTTTCTGCTTCTTCTATTATTTGTTCAGCTAAATAAACGTTGTCATTCATCTCTAATGACTCATCATTATTAATCTTAAAGAACACATTACTTCTTACAATTTTATGATACCTTTCTTCTCCATCTTTAAATGCGTTAGAAGGGTCACTACCTAAATAGTGAGTCCAAACAACATCTCCCGGTTTCAACCACTTCTCATCCTTAGATACAGCAATTATCACACACTTCTGTGGATTACCATCTTTTAAATCTGTATTACACTCCCTTGATATTTCAATTACAATGCCACCTAAAGAAACGTTCCTCATGTGACCCATTTCGTACTTTACAATTAAATACTCTCCTAAACTATTCAATTTCCTCCTTTGTTATTTGTATTTCTCCATATCTTGATTCATGATTAGTAACTGATTGATTTATTAACCAATGAATATGCTCAGATAGCTTTCTTCCTTTATCACGAGCAACTACATCTGCTTTAAATCGCTGTATATTCTTTAGTCTAATAGTAAACAAAGTTGATACCCTTGTTTTTACAGATGATTTTTGTTTTGCTTTAATTTTTGATTCCATTCTTCTTTTGTATATACAAAGATATATACTTTTTATTTACGTTTTTGAACATCTAAAATTGATTGGTATCTAAGTTTATTTACTTTAGATAACAATAGGTTGTTTTGTATATAATCCCAAGATAAGTTATTCAATAACTCTAATGTCTTGTTCTTTCCTTTTACATCGTCAAATAGATATAAGAACTTATCTTTAAAATTAAGTATCCCGGGCTTACCTTTGAACTCGTTTATATTATCAGGCGCTAATACTGCTGCTCCTGCATAAGTTGCCTCTATCCAGCTTATATTGCTTTTACCTTGATTAAACCTTGTGTTTTCCAAGGGGTATATGAATATGTTAGGATTTAGGTTATAGAAGTAATCAAAATAATCTATAATATGTAATCCTTCAATTATTAAATAGTTATCAGCACACTTACTTTCTAAGAATGGAAATCTTGCTCCTAAGAAATAGAACTCATAATCTTGATTATTATTAATCATACTAATCCATTCATCAAAATGCTCATACACGTCTAACTCGTGTGTCTTGCCTCCTCTGTATGCTGTTTTTTTGGTGTTTACATTGAATAACCTTTTCTTATCTACAGGAAATAAATAATCATTATGAGCATTAGGTATTACGATAATATTTTCATTGTAAAAAGAAAATGTTTCCATTAGTGATTCTGTAGATACCCATATCTGGTCTGCTAAGCCACAAATCTCTTCTATGTTCTTTTTGTTTTTATTGTAAAAACTATAATGAGGATTAGAACACTCTAAGTTTAATATATCATCATCATAATCTATAATAACTCTAATGTTTAACTTTTTAAGAAGCTTAATAACATTAACGTGTGATTCTATAAATGGTCTTTGCAATATAACAACATCATACCCTACATAATCATTCCAATCTAAAGAGTTTCTATGGGAAAAATCAGTTACAGTTATATCATCGTATTCTCTCTTTAAGAATGTAAGCACACCAGAAGCTCTGTAAAAACTTGTGCCATCTGAAGCACTTGGTGATATAGTTAAAATGTGAATCATATTGTCTTTATATTTGTGTTACTCATTTATTCATTTATTAACAATTAAAATTTAACCAAAAAATGGCTAAACTTATTTCTGTGTCAGCATACGTAACTCCTTTAGAAGGAACTCTTGCTGCATCTGGTCAACGTTTAATTAACGTAGACAAAATTCTTGGTGTTAAAGTATCTCCATCTGGAGGGTCTTTACTTATTAACGGTGTAAACTCTGAAATCAACTATTCTTACAATGTAGGTAATATGATTCAAAACGGTAGTTTATTCGTTGGTGAAGCAGTATCAGCTATCTTAGCAGCAGCTTCAGTATAGTTTTATACTAACATCGTTTAACAAATAAGGGGTTACAATTAAGTTTCCCCTTTTTTTATTAAAACAACTTTTCCTTTTTTTGCTCTTGCTCTTTCTTGAAGTCTTCTATCATAGATTCTACTGCTTCTCTAAAGTCCATTATCTTATGGTAGGTTTCTTCTGCATTTCCCTCAGTAATTAACGTACTAATAAAATCATAATTCATTAAAGCTTGTCTTATTACAGAATTTACTTCTTTAACTTGCTTCTCATGACTCTTCTTTATCTTTGCTTTTAAGCTATTCTTTAAACCCATATCCCTTTATATTAAAAATGGAGTGGCTAACTAACAACCACTCCATAAACCAAACTATATATGAAAACTAACTTTTAAATTTTAAAATGGAAGATTATCATTGTCATCTCCTGCTAATACCGCATCCACTCCTTCAGCTACACCTTTAAATACTCTCCAAGCATCTAAGTTTTGAAACTTCTTGCCATCAGCAGTTCTTCTTAGGTTAATATTAAAGCTTATATCAACCGTATCACCTAATTTATTGTATTTAGCGAAGTTATCTACTTTCTCTGCTCCAAAGATACTGAACTCAGATTCGTTATTGTATTCTGCTCCGTTATTAATTACAAACGATAAAGACTTCCATTCTTTACCTGCTTTTGTTACTCCTGTTTTTACATCACTCACTTCGGTGATTTTTCCTGTTACTTTTAAATCGCTCATAGCTCTCTTAATTATTATAATGCTAATTTAATACTTATATTTGATATATGCAAATATTATTTGTTTTTAAATCTACTTTTAGCTTCTGCTAATTGTATTTTTTCTAAATCTGTTTTTACAAATACAGACCTATCAATATTTACTTTGTTTTTATTAATTTCAATTTTAAGCAATCTATTCTTTTGCTCCCATTCCGAAGTTCCGTATATAGTCATGTTTTTATGTTTTTATAATTCAAATCTACACTTTATTAATTTAATATGCAAATATTATTTTATTTATTTGTGTTTATTATAATATATCAATTATTATATGTATATTTGCTTATCGCAAAACAGATGTACGGTGTCTATTGTGATAAGTAAAACAACTTTCAAAGACATTTTGATAGCCCGATGAATAAAGGATCCGTACATCCGATATTTTGAAGGCTTTCTTATTTTAAAGCTTTGAATAAACTAAGACAAACGTATTTAAGTACATCATGTGTAATATCTGCTCATAGCATGGGTTCAGGTTATTACAAGTCTTATTTATTTATTAAGCTCCTCGCTGCACAATCTAAACATCCAATAATATTAAATTACAAATCCCAAATTAAATCTATATCAGAAATGATGGGTATATCTGTTAGCGTTCTTAAAAAGCGTTTACATCAAGCTCATCTACATGGTTTAGTATCTAAGGAAGGTAAGCACATTAGATTGTGGTCTAAGAACAAGGACATGGCGTATTTAAAGAAAGGTCGTAAAGATGATTTCTTACCTACTTCAAATCCTGAGAAACATGGGTTATTGGTTCTAATAAAGAATCATTACTCAAAACAATACGCAAAGAATTTATCAAAACAATCACAAACACATTTAAGCATACAAAACGGTGTGGTTGGCTTTAATAATGAAATTGCAAACAGCAATATAACAGCTTCAATTAGGAGCGTATCAAAACTATTGTTCACCAAGAATCTATCTACTTCTATTACTAAGCTCAACCAACTAAAATCAGAAGGTTTAATTAGTATATCAGAAAGAAAGTTTCCTATATCTAAGAAAGAAGCAAGAGAGCTTTTAACTAATGGTATTAAGGGTATAAGAAAGATTGATGGTGTGCTTTATAGGGTTTTTTGGGATTTAAATCTAAACTACTCTTTAAAGAAGAATTACTTTGATGCTTGGATGAAACTATCCGATGTTGAACAGATTACTTATGAGTCTATGGGTTATACTAAGTATATCTATAACTCTATACATAGTAAAGTATAACTAAGTAATACTAATACTGCTTAAAGTATGATACATTTTAATAGCTAATAATATAGCTAAATGGAGAAGGTATATAATATAAACAACATGAATGATTGTAATAAAAAGAAGTCAATTGAATATCGTAAAGCTAAGAAACTAAAAACCCTCTAAGAATATATCATCTATAAACTTAAAGGGCTTACTTGTGTTTAGGTGTATTATTTCTTATTAGCCTTTTTAGCTTCTTTATTTTTAAATAATTGAATACCCATTTTAAGCTCTTCTGCCATTCTATTATAATTACCTCCACTTTGAGATATAGACTTATTAGATGTAGTATCTATACCTGATAGAGTTCCTGCCTTAGAAGCACCTTTAAGGTCTTTTACAGCATACATTCTTTTGTTACCTGCTGTGCCAAATCCAATGCTATCTTGATTGTTGTATGTAGGTTTAGCTTTTATCTTAGTTGCAGTTATCCTTACTTCTTTTAGAAGTATAGGCTTCTTTGCTTTAGGTTCTTCTTTCTTGATTACTTTCTTTGCCATTATATTATATGTTTATTAACAATTCCATTTAGATAAACTTAAAGCCTTCCTTGTAGGTCTGCCTTTATCATCCTTCATAGGACCTTTTACTCCAGACATTCGAGCACAGAAGCTCTTGCGTCTATTAGCATCCTTACTACCTGCCTTTAACTTAGATGGAGGAGTGGTTACAGCCATTTTAAGCTTTGAAGATGGATTTGCCTTACGATAAGACGCTACACCAGCCTTATTTAAGCCGCCTTTTGGGTCTTTTCCAGCTTTTCTTGTCCAAGCAGCTGTTTTAAGTTCCTTTGCCATATCTTCTAAATGTTATATATATTTATTAATTATGTTGTTTTCTTTTTCAAAATCAACTCTTGCAGCATATGCAAGTTCTTCTGTTTTAAAGTATCCAAGATAAATATCTTTTCCTTTATGTGTGATTTGAGCTTTCCAGTTTTTTCTTTGCCTACTAACTCCTATAAATTTACTTGCTGTTTTAGTTTTATCATATCTATGACATTGATTTTCAGTATTAGAAACCCATTCTAAATTTTCAACTCTATTATCATCCTTTATTCCATTTATATGATTAACCTGAGGCTTATCTTCTAATATGTCGATAAAATGAATAGCAACTAACCTATGAACCCTTATTGTTTTTGAAATATTATTCAAACGTAAATCAACCCTAGCATAACCCACATTATCATGCCTATTTTTTAAAAGTTTTTCTTTTTTAAATCCTTTTTTTAAAGACTTAACATTTCCATAATTACTTATTTCATATAAATTTTCATAACCTATTATTTTCTTCCAAGTTTCCATTTTAATAAATATTATTTTTTTTGTTTCTCACAATTCCTTCCAAATGTAATATTTTGTTTAACCAAAATATCTTTGTGCATGAATTGCCATAATTCTCCTGTTTCATTAATAATTACAGTATAGATAGTACTGGATTCGTGACCATAATCCGTAATAATCCATATTATACCATCTCCCTTAGGAGTTGTTACATCTAACCTATTTTTAGGCTCGTATATAAACATTACTTCTTAGCCTTAATCTTCTTTTCCTGCTTTAACATAATAGCAGTAGGCTTCTTAGGTTTAGCCCCAGCAGCTTTATTCTGCTTAGCTTTAGCGGCTATATTTCCGTATAAACTATTTTTAATTCCTAATTTATTTAACTTTTCCATATATTATCCTTGTGAATTATACTTCTTTTTGTAGTTCTTAGATGTTTTAAGCTTACTACTACCTTTTTTAGCATGAACACCTGGTCTTGACACCTTAGACTTCGTTAACTTCTTAGTATCAGATTGTACCTTAGCCATTACTTCTTAGCTTTAGCAGCAGCAGCTTTAGCCTTAGCAGCTAAAATGATTTTATTGTATTTATTAGCAGACTTAACATCTGAACTACGAGAGCTAAGCATTTCTTGTACTTTGCTGTCATATCCAAATACAGGAATTGTTTGTTTCAAAGCAGAATCTTTATAATTAGCAGATTTAGTTAAACTATCTGCTACTTGCCTTAATCTTCCTACCTTAACTAAGTTTTTAGGGTCTATTTTTGTCTTTGCCATTATGTTTGTTTAAATATAAATACAAAAATAAATAAAAAAAGCTCACCGTTTTATAGAGAGCTTTTAGTAGGAGTAGTTAAATATATAGATAAGTTAGTAGGAGGCTCTGCTGTTCTTATAAAGTCCTTAATAACTCCGCTATTGTTCCACTTATTCAATCCATATATCTTAGAGCAGTATAAAGTAGTCTTATCAAACACATGAAACTGTATTTCAAACAACAGCCTTTCTAATGGCTTGGTATTTCCTTTGCTATATTCTTCAACAGCTTCTTTTGTTTGAGGATGATCTAAAATATATTTAGTGTTTTGATTAATCGTCATTATTTATGTAATTATATTATTTAGACTCATTCTAAATTGTTCAAATTTACAATTTTATTTTGGTATTACGAAATGTAGTCGTATATTGCGTCATGTTACAATTTTATAAAACAAAAGATATTTGGGGTTTAGATGTTTCAATTAATCCTATATATGTTGCCCAAATAGAATCAGATAGTGTTAATAATGAGCATAGCTATGTTATTATGAATTCAGGAAGAAGGTATTTAATAGGAGAAAACTGTATTACTCTAACAAACACATTAGAAAAGCTCGCCAACTACAATGGTGTATAAATAAATCTACATAAACTATGGAAGACAACCTAAAACAAACTATTCAAGTAGCTATCGACTTATTAATAGACGAAGTTAAGAGAATAAAAGAAGAAAAACAGCTAAATCCTAAGAATGAAAGTATTCAAATAGGGCATACAAGTGAAATGTTAGCTCATATATTATCTATTCAGCATTTAAGAGAAGTATTAAACAAAATATAATTAAATAAAACATGGCAACAAGACTACAATTAACAAAAAACTTTACAATTGAGGAATTTGATTGTAATGATAATACAAAAGTACCTCAAGAGTACATTTCTAACGTGACTAAGCTAGCTAAAAACCTACAAGTACTACGTGACCACTTAAATGAGTCAGTAAGTATTACAGGAAGTGGTTACAGAACGAAAGAGCATAATGATAATGTAGGAGGTGCAAAGGAAAGTCAGCATTTAACAGCAAATGCAGCAGACATTAACTCTAAAAACAAAACACCTAAACAATTGGCTGCTATTATTGAAAAGCTAATTAAACAAGGTAAGATGGAAGAGGGTGGTATAGGTATTTACAAAGGATTCGTTCATTACGACAGAAGATTAACTAAAGCTCGTTGGTCTTTATAATATATAAATATGAAAACAATAGATAAAGTGCTTATAAAGCTCAACGTATTACAAGAAAGAGATAATCCAAGCAGATTATTTTCAATGTATGAACCTAAAGAACATAGATTAAATCCTTACAACCCATTAAGCTATATTTTTTGGGTTATAGGGGAGTTAGTTTACTTCTTTTACAATATATACTTAGTTATAAAAAGTAATAAAATAAAAAACCCTTTTAAATGGGACTAATAATATCAATACTAATCCTAATCTTCTACATAGAGCTATATTACAAGCCAAGATTAGATTATACCAAAGAAAAGAAGCTATTATTATGGTTTGGTAATACAAAAAGAAGGTACATAACAATTTATTAAACACAATAATAACAAAATGAAATACAAAGAAGAAGTAATAAAGTGGGCAGCAGATAAGAATCTTTTAACGCCAGAGAACGCATTTAAACAGTATATAAAGACTGTATCTGAAGTAGGTGAACTTGGAGATGCTCTAATTAAGCAAGATGCCTTAGGGATTATAGATGGTTTAGGTGATGTATTAGTAACATTAATCATTTTATCTGAACAGCTATCCCTTGACTTAGAAGATTGTTTAGAATCTGCTTATAATGAGATAAAGAATCGAAAAGGAAAAACTTTGAACGGTACATTTATAAAAAACTAGTTTATGATAGCAAAATTAGAGTTTCAATTAGATGATTTTGACGATAGACAAGCTCACCTAAGATGTGTAAAAGCATTAGATATGGCAATAGTATTATCTAATCTTCCTGATATAAAGAGAGAGTTTCTTAGGGAGTTTACGGATAATTTACCTAATAAAGCCACACAAGAAGTAGAGCTTACTGTGGAGTTATTATTCAATAGGATATACAGAAGTATAGAAGATAGGGGTATAGATATAGACGAGTTGATCTCTTAAAACAAATGAAGAAAGTCATCCTAGATAGAATAAGTTATTTAAAAAGTCAATTAAGGGAAGAGTCTAAACAAAAGCTCATCACTAAAAATGTGAACGAAGAAAAAATAATTTCACTTTTATCTAGGATAGACGAATTAAAAAGACTATTATTGTAGAATAAAATAAAAACTAATATGAAAAACACAGTTATTAAGAGTGAAAACCCTGAGATGGGAAAAAACATTGTAAAATATTTTAAAGACATGGGTATTAATACAAGAGGTTATGAAGGTTATTTTTCTGAAGAAGAAAAAAATCATACCATTTATTACGGTGTTATTAATAATATTTTTGCTAATTATACTATTGAGGAGGTTGATATAGATGAGGCGAAAATTATAACATTACCTGTAATATTTAAACGTGGTGATAAGGTGCGTGTATGGGATGTTAATGAAGAATTTTATAGAACTGCTGATTTTGTAGTTTGTATTGAAGGAGCATTGTCCCCTTATTGTGTTACAGATGATATAAATGAAAATAATTTTTATATAAGTTCATGGTTTAATTGTAAACTTGCTCCTCAAAAAGTAAAACTCACCTTACAAGAGATAGCAGATAAATTTAATGTTGATGTTGATTTAATTGAAATAATATGAAGAAGTTAACAGCAGTAGAATGGTTAGTTAATCAGTTAACTCCATCAATAGCATTACAACAAAAGTATATTGATGAATTAAAAGAACAAGCCAAAGAATTAGAAAAGGAGCAGATTGTTGATGCTTTGCATTATTTTGGTATAGAAAACGCAAAAGATTATTACGACAAAACCTTTAATCAAGTAGAATCATGAAAGAATTAACATACAAGACAATAGCCGCTTTTGTTGGATTGTCAATACTTTATTTATCTATGGCATTTTATAAGCTGATGTTTAATCCCGCTTTATGGCATGAAGAAAACAGGCTTATAGTAATCATTTCTGGGCTTGCTACTATTACTCTAATAGCTGCTTTCCCATATTCATCATTTTTCCCATCAAAAAATAAAAACATTTAATCAAATAAAATACTATGAAAGAATTTACAAAAGAATCAACAATAAGCTATACAGCTGGAGCTCCTATAAGCTTTTTATCAGCATCTTTAGGCTATACCAATCATGAGCCAAAACCTCCTCATAGAGGATTGCCTGTTACAATTCCAAACATAAATGATGATAAATCAAAACTAAGCACAACAATTAAATACGATATATCTCTAAAGCAATTAGACTTAGGCTGCATCCTTACAATAGGTGATAAACAAATTGCATTCAGCTCACCTGAAGAGGCTACCATAGAAATAAACAACCTAATCAACAATAGAGAAGTAACAATCAATAAATACAATATACTATTTAGCAATAACAATAAGTAATACTATTTGTATAGCTCACCTTACAATATAACAACATGGATATACTTAAAAGCCTAATAGAAATAATACTAATATCTACAGGAAGTGGAATAACAATATTTGTAATCCTATCCATTATAGCAAACATCTACAAAGAATATACAGAAGATAAGTAATAACAATCCAAATCCAAGATAAACCTATCTTAGTAGACAAGCTCTATTAGAATAGGTTTTTTGGTTTATAAGCCTACGTATATACACGATAAACAAACAAGCCTATATAAAGCGTTCTAAGCCACCCTGCTATTTAAAACAATATACCACAAGCCGCACCCCCTCAAAGCTCAGTAGAGATGCTTAGAATTAATAAGAGTATTATGATTACGTCTATCAGGGGTTATCCCTACCATAAGACAGATCCCCTCCCCCAAACAAAGCCAGATCCCCTAACCCCGTACCCCTCAATCTTGCATCTCATTTGCTCCTTTGTTGTGCTATCTCTTTGCGCTTAAGAGCATAAAGAAACGGTTTGCTGCATCTTGCTTGCTTGCTTATCTTATTACATATATATAAGGTAGAGTTTGTCTGCTCGCTTCATGTGAGCAAAGGAAGTGCTATCTATATAAGGCTTGATGTTGTGTTATATTATAGCCTCTTATATACTTTGTCTTCATCGTGTGCAAAGTTGTATTCACATACCTTTAAACCGTGTTTTTGCTTTTTGTTGGTCCTATATTTTGGATCATTTTAGCCTTGTTTTGTTAGTTTTATATGTAACACCAGGTAAACACCAGGTAAAACCTATCTTTTATACTGTCCTAAATTTAGTACACATGGCTTGTTGGTCATTTAAACGCCTATTTTGTTTAGCCATTACTAAAATAGTTTGTCTCCACCGTGTGCAAAGGTGTATTGACGTGTGTTTAAAGAGGGTTTTAGGGTTTTAGAATGTTTGTTTATGCAAATGTATTGTAAGAATAATCTCAGTTTAAAAGTCGTTCAAACCTTGTAGACCTTATTACCATGTGTTATGGCTTGTTATGTCTTATTAAATTGAATGTTAACGCTATAAACCTTTAACCTTGTAAACCCTTTTACCTTGTTAATCTCTTTATACTCTTACTTAATACTTTGTTCTTTCTCTTTGTTGTTATATGTTGTTATTAGTATATAGGTATCATTATTAGATGAGCTTATGTATATATACTATACTTAATAGCTTAATCCTTATTTAGAATCTATCTAAATTGCATTTTTATTTTGCAGTTTAAAATATTGTTAGTACCATTGTTTCAACAAAAAGAAACTAACTTATTAACTAACATTAAAAAATAAAATTATGGCAACTTACAAAATTGAATCACCAACAACAAAACAACTTTTTGAAGCTATTTTAAATAAGGAATACTTAAGCTTAGAACAAATTAAACCAAAAGCAAAACAATTGAATATTTTATTAAAAGATCATTTTTGCACCAATGATGTTTTTATAACTTTTGCAAATGTAACTAATACGGGAGGGTATCCAATATTTTTTGGCGCAAATGAGTCTATTTATGAAATTGCTTTAGATTTTAACGATGATTTTTATAGTTTATCAGAGGAAGAGCAAAGCAATGAAATTGAATTGCTAGGATGTTACACTAGATATTTTACCGAATTTTTTAATATATAATTTATTAACTAACATTCAAAACTAAAATTATGAAAATCTTAAACAGTCAACTAAACTTAAATTATCAATACACTATTTTAAAAGAAAATATATCTATCTCTTTATATAAAGAAAACGGTATATATCAATTACAAGGCTTTAATTTAGATGAGCATTTCAAATATTCATTTGATAAATTTAACGATGCAAAAAAAGCCTATAAATTATTAATTAAAGGTACAAAGTTTATGAAATTAGAGAATAATAAATGGGTTGAAACTGCTTTTAAACCTTATAAGCAACAAATAAAACTTTATACCCTTATAAATGATAAAATGAAATTATCAGCTATAGGCTTATATTAATTTAGACTAATTCTAAACTACAAATAAATTTTTTTATTAAATATATTACTCTTACCATTGCTTAATAATTAACAACAATACTAAAATATAGAAATTATGAAAAATCAAGTTAAAACAATTGACATACAAGCGAAAGAATGGTTTCACAAATCAGCGGGAAATAGTTATTTTGCTGGCGTTATTACTGTAAATTATGGTATGAGTGATCAACCTATTTATGAAATGCCATTTCAATACGGTTACGATGAACAATATATATACGAGGCATTAACAATATTAAAAGATAATAATGTTATTAATACCACTAGCAAAATGGAGTTAAGGGATAAAGGTATTGTTATTAATGCGAGCATACAAAAAGACTGCAAAAAATCAGATTTAAAAAATATTTAACTATAAACAATTTAAAAAATAATATTATGAAAACTAAAACTTTTTTAATAATTCAAACAAACAAAATAACTGGCGAAAAATTACTTTTTGGTGAAATAAAATGTAAAGAAGGTGATGCAATGAGCATGAAACATATATTCCCAAATGGCCCGCACACATATGAAATATTTGATAAAGATTATTGCAAAAGAAATGACATAAACCCTTTTAATAATTAATAACAATATGAAAACTACTTTAAAACTATCATCTTTTTTAATCCTTACAGGTTTAACA